GATTTGGCATCTGCATATGTCGTAATTCGCTCTTGATGGCAGCTTCGATGTCCTCTTCTTTCCATCTCACTTTGGGGTGATCGGCACTGGGGCTGTTGTTGGTGCAGCGGTAATAAATATGAATATTACATCCACCGCTACGGAGTTTTCGTCTGATGCACTCCCCCACCATAGCACTTCCGCAGTATGCGCATCTCAGAATCCCCCCGGAAAACAAGATTTCCGGATTGCCGGTCCGTCTGTTCTTTCCCTTCAAGATGTTCTGGCATCTCTCAAACAGCACAGGATCAATCAGCAAGCGGTATTGACCCCGATACACTTTTCCTTCCCGTTCCAGTTCCCCGATATAGACCCGGTTGTTCAGGATATAGGACAACGCTGTTCGATGAAACTTGGGACGAGATTTCTGATAAATATATCCTTCATTGTAAACGGCTTCGGCCAGTGTCTTGAATGTATATTTGCCGGTAGCAAACAATTCGAAAATCCGGATGACCGTTTTCGACTTTTCCGGATGCGGGACAACCGGCTCATTTTTATCTTTGACGCTGATATAGCCATAGGGCGCTTGTCCGATGGGCCATCCCTGCTTGAGGCGTTCGTCCATGCCCTTGAGGACTTCGGTGCGGAGATTGTCGCTGTAGTATTGGGCGACGGCAGCCATGACGTTAAATGACAACATTCCGGCGGCACCGGGTCCAAACTCATTATCAACAAACACCAATTTGATGCCATACGTATCTTCCAGTTCCTGCATCCGAACGGCGTCTTTCATATTTCGACAGATGCGGTCGAGCTTGTGACTCAAAATGGCTTTGATCTGATGTTTCCTGGCATGCTTCTGCACCCAGGTCACCATATTCCTGAATTCCTGTCGGTCTGCTCCCCGTCGAGCGGATTCCGCCACGGCAAATTCTTTTACGACTTCCCAGCCCATGCGTTCCGCTTTGTTTCGAGCCACCCGCAGTTGGGCATCAATGGAATACCCTTCTTTCTGTTCACGTGAAGACACTCTGGCCCAAATCACAATTTTCATAACTTACTCCACAATAGTATTGACCCATTCAAAGAAATTCTTGATATTTCGTAAAATCTCAACGGCCTCATCCCGACCAATGGTTCTGCCATAAATTCCGGACCAGACCTGCACTGTTTCGTCCAGCAATGTGTCCGTCATCCAGACGGTGGCCATCGGTCGGTTTGGGTCAGGGGTATGATCCATTTCGGGGGCACTATATCCAGTCAATTCTGCTTGATTATGCATTATTATCCCCCATTACTGTGCTAACCACTGATGCAGATTCAGGGACATAAAATAAGCCCGAATCTTGCGAATATGCCGTTGTATGGTGCGTTGGTCAACGCGCAGCGCATGGGCGATTGCGCCGGTAGAATGTCCCTTGGATAAAGCAATGCATATCTGTCGCTGTTTGTCGGGCAGATAGAGCATTGCTTTTTTTATGTCAATCGGAAGCAACGCTTTCGAGGGATTATCGGATAGATTTGTCATCCACCGCAGGGCTTCGATATGGTCATCCCGTCGTTTCTGAACGCGGAGCCGCATTTTCAGTTCATTGTCAACCACCCCTTGAAGCACCGTTGTTTCCTGGGCGCCATTGGACTTTTCGACATCAAAATTGAATGTCATCAGTTTGAGCACAAGCTCTTGCTGAATGTCCTGGATATCCTCTTGCCCAAAACCAAAGAAACGTGCCCGCCGTACAATCAAGTCCACTTTCCACTGTTCCGCTGAATCACCATACTTATTAAGCGACATTGTGTTAGCCTCTCTCTGATTCATCATTTTTCGTTGTGCCGGATGATTTCCGACCTGTCGCGATAAGTTTCGGGGATGATTGCAGGACATGTATTTAGGGACATATATGAGTTCTCAAAACCCATATATGTCCCAATATAGGGGTCAACATATGTCCGCCAAAACCAATATTGGTTTTGACGGACATTGCGTCATACAGGCCTGAGAATGCAATAGATTGAAGTTATAGGCAATGTCCGTCAAACCTATATGTGACTTTCTGAAGCCCGTGTCGCCAAATCGCTTCGGCGGCATATAACACTATATAGGCAAGACAATCGCTCAAACTTTCAATCAGGAGATTTGGCCATGAAAAGGATTGCAACGGATATTTTTATTCAGGAACCTGATGAGGTCTATCACGCCCAGGCGGCGCACTACCTGAGCAGCCATCAGTTGATGGACTTTATCAAGTGTCCCTTTCTGCATCACCAGAAAAAACTCGGCCATGTCGTTGAAAAGGAGACCGAGGCGTATCGGGTCGGCAAGGCCGCGCACGTGCGGATTCTGGAGGGCAGGGAGGCCTTCCAGGAGCGGTACTGCCTGGACTGGCCCTGCAATGCCGACGGTGAGCCGATGGACGGCCGCACCAAGGCGGTCAAGGAGTGGAAGGCCCGGCAGACCCAATACCCCATCCAGCCCAAAGACGGCGCGATGATTGAGCAGATGGCGATGGGGGTGGGGATGAACACGGCGGGGGTGGAGCTGATTGCCTACGGCCTGGCCGAAGGGGTGGTCCGCGTGGATTATTGCGGGCTTGCCTGTCAGATTCGCATTGATTGGTTTAACCCCCAGCACGGGATTGTGGACCTGAAGACCTGCGATGACCTGACGTATTTTGAGGCCGATGCGCGGCGGTATCGTTACCTGACCCAACTTGCCTTCTATCAGGCAGTCTTGAAGGAAGCGGCCGGGTCGCTGGTACCGGTCTTTCTGATCGCCGTCGAAAAGAAGGCGCCGTTCAGAACCGGCGTCTGGCGACTTTCCGACGAGTGTCTGGCAATGACACGGCGCGATAATGAGGCGGCCATCGAGCGGCTCAAGGTCTGCCGCTGCGAAAACGTCTGGCCGACCGGATATGAAGAGATTCGGACGCTTGAAATATTTTGACGTGTCGAGGCAAGAGAAGGCCATGCCCTGTTTGGCCGGGCTGGGCGGGGCGTTGCATGGCAAGGTATTCGTATAGCCCGCCTGCCAACGTGTTTTGCGTTGGCGTATCGTTACACCTCGGACGGGTCTTGTGGCCCCGGCAGGTCCCATTGCCTTAAAGCGATCTTGTGCCGGCTGCCGCCGTCCGAGGCCCCCTTGGCCGGAAACGGTTTTTCATCGGTGATGGAGTACCGATGAGGCGGGTTCGACTCCCGCACCGGCCCCTGAAGACTGGCCAGTCAACTAACAATATTCAGAAAAACAACACTCAGAAGAAAGGAATTGTATCCCATGAATGTACTGGAATCGGTATTGAATCAATCCCATGCCCGCGCTCCCAAGGGCATCGTGTACGGTCCGCCGGGTGTGGGCAAGACGCATTTCGGGGCCGGGACGGACAGGCCGCTGCTGATCGACTGTGAAAACGGCGCCGCCTATGTCGCCTGCGACCGCACGCCGTACCTGACCGACTGGGACAACATCAAGGACTGGCTGGACGGTTTGGTCCGTTCGGAGCATCCGTATCAGACGGTGGTCATCGATTCGATTGACTGGTTATTGCGGCGTCTGGAAGAGCGGGTCGCCGGGGTCAACAGTGCGGGCAAGAACATGGACAACACGCTGAATCGCTGTCACGGCGGCTATGGCAACGGCAAGCTGGTTCTGCGCAACTATGTGTATCAGTACCTTTTGCCGACGCTGGATGCCTTGGTCAATCGGGGCATCTCGGTGGTCTTGTTGGCGCATGCCTCACGTCGTCAGGTGACGACGCTGGAGGGGCTGACGGTGGAAAAATCCGCCCCGGAAATCCATCCCGACCTGATCAATACGTTTGTGGAGTGGTCGGACTTTGTCGGCGCTGCCCAGCGGGAAGGCCAGATACGGGTGCTTGTCCTCAACGAGACCTCGCTGGTTCTGGCCAAAAACCGGTACGGTATTGCCGGTGCGATTGCACTGGATTGGAAGGCGCTGATGAATGCCATGAACCACCAACCGAGTGCTGACGGTTCAGCCGCATAACCCCGACACGCTATCGCCAAGACACTGACAAACAAAAAGAACAGATTCAAAACAGGAGAGATATCACAATGGCAACGCTGAATTTCAATGCAGGTGAAGTGGAACCGAATGCCGGGTTTGACCCGATTCCGGCGGATAAATATGTCGCGATGATGACCGGCTCCCAGATGAAGCCGACCAAAAACGGCGATGGCAGTTATCTGGAACTGGAGTTTACGGTGCTGGAAGGCCAGTACAAGGACCGCAAGCTCTGGGACCGGTTGTGCCTGAACCACCCCAACCCCGAGACGGTCAAGATTGCCCGCGGCACCCTGTCGGCCCTGTGCCGGGCGGTGGGCGTGATGCAGCCACGGGACAGCGCCGACTTGCACAATTTGCCGCTGCTTGTCACGGTGCGGCTGAAAAAACGCAAGGACACCGATGAACTGGTCAATGAAGTCAAGGGGTATGCCGCCCGCAAAAGCACGGTGACCCAAGCCCCACAGGCTCCGCAGACCAGCACGACACCGCCGTGGAGGCGCTAAATTTCAAGAACCATGTTGTCCGGTCCGGTTGGGTAGTGCCGGGTTGGGTTTGGCGAGGCAAAGCAATTTTGTTAAGGACGAATCGATGAAAACTGTAGAAGTGATGATTGAGGGTGTAACCCCTCTCTTGATGAATCGTTTTACCGAAGACAATGAAGTGAAGATTTCCGCGGGCGTATCCGGTACCACTGTCGGCAACAAAGGGACGCCCAGAGAGCAGGCCGCCAAAACGGCTTATAGGGACAATGACGGGATGCTCTATGTGCCCGGCCCCAACGTCTTTAGAAGTATTATCGAGGCCGGTAAATATCATAAGGCCGGAAAGAGCAAGGTGACCACCCAGAAAAGCAGTATGATTCCGGCCGGCATATCACTGAATGGCGTTGTGCTTCCCTTAGGGACCAGCGTGTTTGAGGTAGATTCCCGTTCTGTTGTAATTCCCAGTACCGGCGGGCGGATTATGAAACACCGTGCTCGACTGGATTCATGGAAGCTCAAATTTACATTGGAAATCGATGAAACGATGTTCGGCGTAAGTTTTGTACGGCAATTGGTAGATGATGCGGGCAGACGCATTGGCCTGGGGGATTACCGACCGGACCGCAAGGGACCATTTGGTAAATTCGTTGTGATTCATTGGCAGGAACTATAACGCTGCATGACATGGCTCGGCAAGGCAAGGGATTTTTCTATGGATAGAAAACGAAAAGGGACAAGATTAGAACACAAGACTATTAAGATGCTCAAGGCCGCCGGGTACACCTGTACCCGGTCGGCTGGCTCAAAGGGCATTTTCGACGTCATCGCCATCAATCCGCTGGGACTGCGGTGTCTGCAAATCAAAGCCAATCGCTGGCCGGGGCCGGAGGAGCGTGAGAGTCTGCGAGATGCAGCCCGCGGGATGCCGCCGAATGCCTTTGTAGAAGTGTGGCGATGGGATGACGGCGCAAGAAAACCGCTGATTAAATCGGTGGACGAACTGGGAATTTAGCACAGGAAGACAAACGATGAATACACAGACCTTACCTTTAAAGCAAATCCGTATCGACGGCGGCACGCAGCCGCGGGTCGAGATCAATGAAGAGGTCGTCGCCGAGTATGCCGAGCAGCTGCGGCAAGGCGCAGCGTTCCCGCCCGTGACGGTGTTTTTTGACGGGGCGGCCTGGTGGCTGGCCGATGGGTTTCACCGGTACCATGCGCATCGGCGGGTCGGGCGTGAGACGATGGTTGCCGACCTGCACGATGGCGGTTTGCGCGAGGCCATCCTGTACTCGGTGGGCGCCAATACCGAGCACGGCCTGCGTCGCACCAATGAGGACAAACGCAAAGCGGTCCAGACGATGCTGACCCATGAGATAGCCTCGATGGATGAGAATGGAAACTCGTGGGCCAATCGCGACATTGCTCGGCGGTGCTGTGTTGATGAGAAGATGGTACGACGGATTCGTGAAATTCTAACTGCGGCTAAGCCGCAGTTAGAAAATGCAAAAATATCTTACACCACCAAACACGGAACAAAAGCCACTATGAACACCGCCAAAATCGGCAGATCCCAATCCAAACGCAAAAAGCAGTACGGCGGGATTTCACCGCATGCGTTCAAGCCTGTTCGGACAAGCGAACCTTACGAGCCTAAGGCCGCGATTGACTTGCCCTACAAACCGTTTTATGCCGCCAACGCCATCATCAGTGTGATGGGCCAGGAACTGGCGGTTGAGATTGCAGAACAGATTCTCCAGATTACGAAAGGAAGCGAATAATGGCGACGACCCATACAATTTACAGCGAAATGATAACGGTCACCCCGGAGCTGGCCCTGGAATGGCTGGAAAACGCCAATACACGGAACCGCCCGCTGTCACAGAACCATATCAATAAATTGGCGCGGGATATGAAGAACGGACATTGGAAACTGACCCATGAGGGAATTGCGTTTGACCCCAGCGGTGTCCTGCTGGACGGTCAGCATAGGCTCTGGGCAATTGTTGAGTCCCAGACAACCCAATCCATGATGGTGTTCTTTAACATTCCCAAAGAGTCGGTCCTGTTTATTGACAGTGGACGAAGCCGCACGGTGGTGGACATCCTGAAGCTGGCCAATCGGGACGGCCATGTCTCCAGCCACCATACCTCGACGCTGCGGGCAATGCTGGGCGGGTTTGGCACACCGCCGACGCTGACGGTGCAGGAGACATCCGAGTTGCTGGCCAAACACCGACCAGCGGTCGAATTTGCGGTCAAGCATCTTTCCTGCGGCCAGGTCAAGGGTATCTGTAACGCCACCACACGGGCGGTCATTGCCCGGGCGTGGTACTCGGCCGACCATGACCGGCTCATTCAGTTTTGCGATATCCTGACCAGCGGGATTGTCGGGCATATTCCCTCGGCGATAGTCATTGTTGCGCTGCGTCAGTCGCTGATGATGACCCAGGACGGCTCAGCGGCAGCGCGGCGTCAGCGGTACGGCAAGACCCAGCGGGCGCTGCGGGCGTTCCTGAATGACGAACCGGTCGGCAAACTCGTCTGTTCGACCAGGGAACTGTATCCCTTGCCTGACGAAAAGAGAAAAACCGCATGAGGTATGAAAAGCTCTTTCCGACGTTGCTGATTGTGCTGGATATCTGTGCGGCGATTGGCTATGTGCCCTCCGGCGATTGGCGAAAAGTCATCTATTGGCTGGCGGCGGCCATTTTAACGACGTGTGTGACGTACTGACGATGCAATTGCGCGACTATCAACAAGAGGCCGTGAATGCGGTGTATGACTATCTCCGGAACCGGGAGGGCAACCCGTGTGTTGTCATCCCGACCGGAGGGGGAAAAACCCCGGTGTTGGCAACGATCTGCAGTGATGCGATCAATCTGTGGGACGGCCGTGTGCTGGTCTTGGCGCACGTCAAGGAACTGCTGGAGCAGACGGCCGGCACGTTAAGCCGCGTCGCGCCGGAGTTGGATATCGGCGTCTATTCGGCGGGACTGAATCGGCGGGATACCGACCACAGTGTGATTGTGGCCGGTATCCAATCGGTCTATAAACGGGCCTGTGATTTGGGGGCGTTTGACCTGATTATCGTCGATGAGGCGCACACCATACCGCCGGACGGTGAAGGAAGATATCGGTCTTTCCTGAAGGACATACAGGAACTTAACCCACATCTGCGATTGATTGGACTGACGGCCACGCCGTACCGGATGACAACCGGCATGATTTGTGCTCCCGACAATCTGCTGACCGACATCTGCTATGAGGTCGGCGTGCGGGAGTTGATTGTGCAGGGGTTCTTGTGCCCCCTCAAGAGCAAGGCCGGAAAGCAGAAAGCCGACACATCGGGCTTGCATCTTCGGGGCGGTGAGTTTATCGCCTCGGAGGTTGAAACCCTGATGGACGATGACCGGCTGGTCTCATCGGCGTGTACGGAGATTATCGAGCAGACCGCCGACCGCAATAGCGTGCTCATCTTTGCCGCCGGCGTCGGCCATGCCCGGCATATTCAAACGCTTCTGCAGCAGCGCAGCCAACAGGAGGTTGGGCTGGTCACCGGCGATACCCCTGCGGGTGAACGTACAGAATTGCTGACACGATTTAAGGGCCAAACGGTCAAATCAGACATGTTTGGGGGCGTCAAATCGCCCTTGAAATACCTGGTCAATGTCAATGTCTTGACGACCGGCTTTGATGCGCCCAACGTCGATTGTGTCGTACTACTTCGTCCGACCAACTCGCCGGGACTTTATTACCAGATGACAGGGAGAGGATTCCGGCTTCATCCAGCCAAGATCGACTGCCTGGTGTTGGACTTTGGCGGCAACATCCTCCGTCACGGCCCGGTCGATGCCCTGCAAATCAAAGAACGCGACAGCGGCACCGGGGATGCCCCCGCCAAAGAGTGTCCCGACTGCCATGCGGTCATCCATGCGGCCTATTCGGTCTGTCCGGAGTGCGGACACGCCTTCCCGCCCCCGGAACGTGAAAAACACGAAGACAAGGCCTCGACGGCCGGCGTTCTGTCCGGTCAGGTCCAGGACACCGAGTACAAGGTCTATGACACGCGATACAGCATGCATGTTAAACGCAATGCTGAACCCGGCACGCCGCCGACCCTGCGGGTCGAGTACGAATTGGGCTTTCGGTACTGGCAATCCGAGTGGATTTGTTTTGAGCATAGCGGCTATGCCCGCACCAAGGCCGAGACGTGGTGGAAGGCACGTAGCCATGAACCGGTACCCGACACCGTCGAGGCTGCACTGGCGATGATTGAGGCTGCAGGATTGGCCGAGACCGAAGCGGTTACCGTTCGCAGTGTCAGCGGTGAAAAATATGACCGGATTATCCGTTATCAGTTAGGCCCCAAGCCCCCGCGGCTGGACGGTTCAGATGAGCGGGACGATGTGTCGTTGCCCGAACATGCCTGGCCGGGAGATGACATCCCATTTTAAGGAGATTAATCCAATGACCACATATTTTAAGGGCGCGTTTTCTCGTTGTTCCTGGTGCGGTGGGCGCGGATGCAACCAGTGTCCTCTGGAACGCCAAAAGTTCGAAGCACAATTGCCGCAGCCTCTGTTTACCGCCGACGTCAATGATCCCGGCGATATGGAACTGCTCAAAGAGGTCTTCGGACGAGAGGCCTTAGAGCACGCCTTCGGTCCCGATGGCGGCGGTATGCCGGGAATCGAGCAGGCCGCCGCGATGGCGTCATTGAAACAGATGATGCGAAAGCAGAGCCTGTAAATCCTTGGTCTGACCCGTGGACGTCTGAAGTGATAGAATTTGCCAAACAATACCTCAATGCCGGCTTGTCCGTCCTGCCCGCCAAACGCGCAGACAAGCGCCCTGCCGTCGGCTCCTGGAAGGCGTACCAGTACCACCTGCCCACGCTGACGGAGGTGGATGCGTGGTTCAGCAATCCGCAGGACGGCCTCTGCATCATTGCAGGCGCTGTCAGCGGCCATCTGGAGATGATTGATTTTGACAATGGCGGCGAGTTGTTTGACGCCTGGCATCAGCAGATTCCCGCCGAGCTTTTCAATCGTCTGGTCATCGAGCAGTCGCCCTCGGGCGGCTGGCATGTGGTCTATCGCTGCCAGAATCCCGTGGACGGCTCGATGAAGCTGGCCGAGCGCAAAACGGACGGTAAGGTCAAAACCCTCATCGAGACCCGCGGGGAAGGCGGGCTATTCCTCTGTGCGCCGACGGACGGGTACGAATTGATGCAGGGGGAGTTTTCCGCTGTCCCTGTGCTTTCCGATACGCAGCGCCAGGTGCTTCTGGACGCGGCCTACGCGCTCAACGAGTATGTCCCCGCCCCGGCACCGCTGCCGACCCCGTCAGACCCCGGCGATTGGTCATCCCTGCGTCCCGGCGACGATTACAACGTCCGCGGGGATGTAGAGGCGCTTTTGCAAAAACACGGCTGGCACTATGTCGGAGCCGATGATACCAACCAGAAGTGGCGCAGGCCGGGAAAATCAGCCGGTATCTCGGCCACGCTGCACCGCACGGACAGGGTGTTTTATCCCTTCAGTACCAATTGTGCACCGTTTCAGCATCGGACAGGCTATTCGCCCTTTCAGGTCTATGCGACGCTCGAACACAACGCCGATTACAGCAAGGCGGCGGCGGATTTGGCCCGGCAGGGGTATGGCCAAAAACCCTCTATTCATTCTGCATCCGCCGATGACGTCGATATCTCCGGGATTGTCGGCGGTGATGATACCGATGACGATGAGACGTTCATCTCCAAAATCCGCTGGAATGGGCTTCGGATAAAGACCCTCGCCGAGATGGAGGCATCCTTCCAGGGGCTGAACAAACCTATTATCCACGGCTTGCTGCGGGAAGGCGAAACGATGAACATCATCGCCGCCCCCAAGGTCGGCAAGTCCTGGCTGGTCAATTCCCTGTCGATTTCCATCGCCTCCGGCCTGGACTGGCTGGGGTTTAAGGTCGATTCCGGTCGTGTGCTGCTCATCGACAACGAGCTGCATGAAAATACGACGACCTACCGCTATAAAGAGGTCTCCCGCGCGATGGCGTTTGAGACGCGGTACTATAACAAGAACCTGACCAACATCCCCCTGCGCGGTCATCTGCAGGATTTGCACGCCCTCAAGGAATTGTTTGCCGAGTTTCGGCCGGGCCTGTTTAAGGTCATTATCATCGATGCGTTTTACCGCATCCTGCCGGACGGGACCGACGAAAACGACAACGGCGCGATTGCCAAGCTCTACAATTCGCTGGATATCTATGCCGCCCAGCTCAAGTGTGCGTTTATTCTCATCCATCATACCAGCAAGGGCAACCAGGCCAACAAGAGCGTTACCGATGTCGGCGCTGGGGCCGGCGCTCAATCACGGGCGGTCGATACGCATCTGACGCTGCGGGCGCATGAAGATGACGACACGGTCGTCATGGATGCGGCGACACGCTCCTGGCCGCCCTTAAAGTCGGTGGTCCTGCGAAAGCAGCATCCGCTGTTTGAGGTGGACCGCAACGCCGATCCGACAGCGCTGCAGGGCGCTGAAAAGAAGCGTGAACCTAAAAAACAATTCACGCTGGAGGAATTTGTCGAGACCTGCGTTGCAAAGAATGATCCCTGTTCATTGTGTTCTGTCGTCTATGAGGCCGACCAGTTCTACGGCCTGTCCGAATACAAGACCAAGGAGATGCTTGAGGCCGCACAGGAACGCAAACTGCTTGTCCGCATGAAGATCGGCTCAAAAATGAAATACATCAAAAATCGCGACGGGTTCGGCAACGAAAAAGGCCAGTGGGCCGCGGCGTTATTGATTCATAACCCGACGATGGATGTGCAGGAAATCGCCGACCAAGTCGGCGTTTCACGCCAGTATGTCTATCAACTTCGCCAGCAGATTTCGTGTCAACAAACTGTCAACTGGGAAAAAGTTACTTGACAATCAGTTGACAAAAACGGACCCGCCAGAAATTCATAACACGCTTAAAAATAAGAACTTAAAAACAGGACAAAACAGGTTTCAAATGAAACTGAAAAAAACAATTTTTTTTCACTTTAGTTTCACGAGCACAAAATTCGT